GACTTTATAATCAACTGACTCTGCTGCTGTAATAGTGACTAAATGCGACCCATCACCATTATCAGTAGCTGATACAGTTTGCTGATCACCCGACATTACAAAAGCGTATGACAGTACCCAGCCATCAGCTGGCAAATAATCCGAAAGCGATAGCGTCCACTTAACGGTATCGCCTGCAATAAATGAAACCGGTTCTGTTGTTAAAATTTCTGCAGTCATTGTTTCCAGTTATTCACAAAGCCACCACGCCGACGTTTAGACTGGCGCGACTTAGGCTGTTTAGTAGGAGTATTTTCTTTTGGTGTTTCTGTTTCGCTAAACAGATCAGACTGTTTTAATTTTGCCTCTAACACATCCCAGTGCGCATCCGTCATCAAGTGAACACGTAACGAACGTGAAGCATGTGTTGCCATTACGCAGCAATCTAACCCCTCATTACGCACGCCACTTTTAGGCTGCCAGACCAGTTTTTTTCTGATTGAACGATGCGGTGCTTTTACTTCAGATAACATCTGTTCATAAAAATCGGCACGCACATTTTGATACCAATGCATACGCCCAGCACCATTGCCAGTGAGCGTTATTTTTCCACGATCACCAATAATTAAATCTTTAGCCTTATGAGTACCAACAATGTAAACCTGTAAACCATATCTTGATGCCTTGGTATTTTTCTTACCCTTGGTATCTATCGCTCGTGGCTTACTAAATATTTCCTTTGTACCGTAATCATTTGATGAGCCTTTAACGGCCATCACACCTCTAGATTGACGAGGCCGTACCCAGCTATAAACCCGATCAGACGTTTGACCGTCCGATGCATCAATAGAAACCGCTGATACCATTAACTGGTATCCGTTTTCGTGTTTTTTTGCCGTGAATAAAAGTTTGTCTAACTCATCCCAGACTGGATCTGTTTTATCAAGCGTATTTTCTTTGGCATGTAGCTCATCCCAATACACAAGCCAGCTTTCTTCACCTCGACCCCATGCCCAAATTTGAACAGCAAGTCGGTCATGCTGAACATCAACACCTGCAGTGAGCATTAAACCACCAGCAGGTACTGTTAATTCGTCATAATCTTCTGCCCGGTCTTCCAGTTCATCCAACTCAGGAGCATGACTTTCAAACTCATAAGGCAGACCCAGTGCTGAATTAACAAAAACAACGTAGTCTTCATCTTCACCGTGGTCGAGTTTGTACTGTGCTTCCAGGTATCGCTCAACCAACCGCTTTAATGTTGATCCCGGAAAGGGACTGTAGAGCTCATTGATATAAAACCCTGCAACACCACGCGACTCAGTGGTTGCGATCCACTCAGCTTTTCTTACATTTTTATTTTTCTGATGATCAGTCCAGACCGAACCACAATGCGGGCATGCATAGGCAGACGTATCGGGTAACGCATCACGATAGACTTCATGATTACGACCCTTCTCTTCTTGCCAGCTGACATTATCCCAGTGCAAGGCATGTGACTCACCACAGTCATGGCACGGCACAAAAAACTTACGCTGATCACTACCCAGAAAAGCAGCCTCAATCGTCGAGACACCTTTAACCGATGGCGTACCACCAAAAACTATTTTTCGACGGTGATATGTTTTAGTCCGCTCTTCCAGTAATTTGATGGCATCACCCTGCTTACCTACATTGGCAGCAGCATCATCAGGCTCTTCAACAAAAACACGTGGTGCAGGTGTTGATTTAACATTACTCGGACTATTTGAACCAACCAGTTTTAAAAAACCACCTGAAAACTTTTTAAACGTTTTTCGGTTGCCATCTTTACGACTGGTCGCCACATCAACTTTATCTTTGAGCCGAGGCGTAGCATTAACCATCGGTGCAAATTTTTCATCAACATATTCTTTGGCAGCATCACCTTTCGCAAACAAACCGATGACGGGACTGGGGTCAATATCAATAATACGACCCAACCAGTTATTAACCACGCCATCAGTCCACGCAACCTGCGCAGATTTCATGCAAACCACTTTGTATACATGCGGATCATCTAGCGCTTCATGCATGCCAGGTATCCACGGTGTTATTTTGGTACTGTATTTCCCCGGCATTGCCGATGATTCAGGTGCCAGATACCGATGTCTATTAGCCCATTCTGTAGTCGTTAACTTAGGCGGCGGAGCCCATGCCTTCCAAACCTTCATCATCATCGACTGAAGTGTTGTTTCGCATGCCGCCTGCCAGGTGCTCAAGGGCTTCATAAATTCTTTCTTCGATTAACGACTCATCAATATCAATACCATGCAGAGCCTTAATTTCTCCGGTCAGTTTACTGGGCAACGATAACAACTCAGTTCTTGCAGCAGTTACCATCGCAATTAATTTTGGCTCAACATCTTCGACGTTAACCAAAACACCTAACTTTTCATTTATTTGAATTTCTTTTAACTGTGCAGAGGTTTCTGCATCTTTGGTCCGCGCACGGGTTAATGATTTCTGATCATCACCCCCACGGCCAGCAGCTTCATTACGAACCCGCTCACAATATTGAAGCAACCAGTGCTGTAATGACTGGCCCGGTATCAAAACACCTTTATCAACAAAGTCTTTTACACTTGGCTGACTAATTCCAACCAGCCGGCCAAACGAAGACTGATTGGCTTTCTCATTTAGGCATTCAAATTCATTCATAAACGATCACAAAACACCTAAAAAACGTTTCAGTTTTTACCAAAAGCTGTGTTATCAGCTTATCTACAACAAAACAGAAAAATCAGAAAAATAAAAAAACTAAAAATTTCTTAAATTAATCAGATACTTAGACTCCAACTATAGCCCCCTATAGCAGAAAAAATCTGCACGAAATCCGCGCGCTACGTCCCCGTATGACAGAAGCTCCAGAAAGGACCCGTAAAATGTTTTGTGTTCTATGCAACCCTGCTCAGGTAGTACTTAAAGTCGGCATCAAAGTTACGTGACCATCTGCCATGAGCCACCTGTTCCATTACCTTTAGTATGCGCCGCTTAACAAATGTATTTTTAAGCGTTGGACCATACAGCGCTTTGATCGGGTATCGTTTATCCGATGTTCTTGAATAAACCAATCGCTTACCCGATGTTCGACCACGACCAATAAACGCACCCCTAGTCTTTGATCGTTTACCCCATGCCTTATGCGACACACCTTTCTTCTTTAATTGCCTTGCACCAAACTCAATCAGGTTAGGCGTCCAGTGATGAGGCCTGATCACCGCCTCAAACTTACCGCGCCTCGCACGGATCTTCTTGAGTCGTTTCTTAACAGCACCAACCCTCATGCCCATGTCTTTAGCAATTGTACGTGCTGCTACCACACGAACCTGATCAAGAGTCCGATTAAGTGATCTAGTTATCGCCTTGTTAACAACCTGCTTCTGCACTTTATGCAGATGTTTTTGTGTATCAAGAATATCCAGATCAATACTCAACTCAATCACGAGCTAATGACCGCGCCTGCTATTGATACTGAAAAGTGCCAGCTGTTGTCTTCATTGCCACCTGACTGAGCAGTATCGAGCACAGACACTTCAACGAACGCAGACTTAGTTGCCGCAATGTTCTTAATAACATCAGACTCAGCAGCTCCACTGACCTGTGATGCTTTAGGAATATCAACACGCACCACGCCGTTAGGCCAATCGTTACCTGCATCATCTTTATTGATAACAACAACATCACTCATGCGATAGGCTTTATCCTTATCAACAATCGCAACACTCACTGTCGCTGCGTTAGCAATTGCAATCGCAACATCACCACGTTTCAGCGTGATCGTATTACCAAAGTCATCACCAATATTAATTACAGGTAATGCCATTACGCTGGATCTGCAAACTCAATATCCCATGCAGGTACTGTCACTGTACCGCCTGAGGTTAATGCCTGCGATGTGCACGTTGTTACATAAATACTCGTGCCATCATCGATAACAACATGAGTAGCCGTACCCGTTGTTGTGATACTGATTGCAGCCTGCTGAGCAACCGTTAACTTACGACCACTTGTATCACCATTCGCTTTAGTGAAATCACCACCAGTGATAGTCACACTTGCTAACGTAACCGCCGCAACACCTGCTTTGTTTGCAGGCTGAGCCGAACACACTGACAACAACACGCAACCATCGATTGCGTCTATACCGCCATCCAGTAATAAATCATCAACTGCTTTACCCATTATCCTGCCTCACTTGCTTTGTGACCGTGCAGTGTTGATTCGACCAAAATTTCAGTGTGATTAGGATC